GCCATAAGCAGTTAGAGACCATAGTCTGTCTTGAAAATTGCCCGGAGAGCGTCATTTGTAATGACATCACCGACTTTAGAAGTCGATATCTCCCGCGCTAAAAACTCGAACTGACCTGGTTCTAGGTTGTACCGACGACAGAGTGCCGAAATTGACACTTTCTGGTCCGTAAACCCTTCTAACTGTTCTATGAGGTAGTGAGCTGACACAGATGTTCCACACGGAGGGAACCGCGCGCGCAAAGCGTTCACGATTATGTTTGACCCAACATGTTTCATACCTTCAACTATCTCTGAGTTTCGACGTTCTGCCCGTTTGGCGGTGGAGCCTCTACCTGGGAGGTCGCCGTCGCACCAACCCAAGGATCTCAATAACACGCCCAAATTGACAAAAACACCTAGCTTACTACCATCATACGTTGGTGACGTCTTCAAAAACTGAAAATCTTCCACCTTCTCAACCACATCCACAGTAACAATATATCCTACTGTGGAGGCCGCGTACTCTATAGCCCCCTTCATATCAGCAACACGCATCCCACGCGCGGCAAGGCTGATAGCGATACAAATCGCACTCATAGCTATATTATTGAGTAAAGTCGTCAAAACCGTACCGGAATACTCAATTGGTTCCCCACCGTTCGAAAGTACGACTTTCTCACGAACGTTCAACGGATTCCGGATCGTCAGCGGCTTCATACACTGTTCGACACACTTCATGAAAATAGGGTACCAATAGGTCCCGAACACAAGGTCAGTCAAACACTGAAAGATCCGCCAACCGTTACTAGCGTCGCACGACGATATGTCCACGTTAAACCTGGCGCGACCATCAACACATTTTATGTTACAACACATGTCATCGGAGTGATACACAAAAACTGATGGACCAGAGTCTTTTAACAGTTCAGTATAACATTCAACGAGAACGTCATAACTTGCGGAATATACAAACCGCATCTTCATGTGGATAGTTTCATACCAAGCTGTGAAACACGCCTTAACACACGCCGCTAGCGCACCACCCAGTAACGAGCCAGGGCAAGTATAGTCCCCAATCATACGAGGGTACTTACCTGGTTTAGCCCATTCTGGACATTTCACTTTTCCAGTGACCGTTTTCATAAACTCATAAGTCAACAATACGCCATCGCGTACCAACTCAAAGAGCGACCTCACACGAAGGGCTCGCTTAGCGTGGACACGCTCAGCGTCTACCTTGATGACGTCAAAATGCTCTCCGAGCTCATGGTTAACAGAGTTCACGACACGACCCCGTAACCACGCGAAATACTTCTTCCACGCGGTTAACCAAGGGCTAGGTTCACTGAACACTTTCTCCTGGTTGTGACGTAGCTCATCACAAAGACCAGGTTGCTCCACTTTCCTCTTACATGTCAATCTCGTCATGGCTTTAGACAAGTTGACCAAGCTCTCCTTTGTGTAGCAGAGCGCTCCACTAAAGAATATGGGTCCAAAACCAGTTTTGTACCCACCAACCCTCTCTTCGATACCTTTCTCATCCTCGGTGGGGAAGGACAAAAACCCTGATTCGAAAGATTTCTGAAAATCATCAAGGCTTTTTCCACTATCTTTCAACTGTTGAATGAACTTCCTGTTTACTTTCGGATCAAAGTACAACTTTCCGTTATTCTCAAACTCTTTTCGGACACCACAGACGATGTGGCGTACACGAAACAAACCAAGTTGAAAGACACCCGTCCCCCCACTGCACACACCTCAGAGTGCATCCGGAGTTAGGTACGAAAACGTCGTTTTACCAACGTTACCAGTAGTCTGGTTGTACCTAATCTGCCGGACGCACATTTGCTGGTACGCACAACACACCGTATTTTGAAGTACAATGTGGTCGTAACCTGCATAGGCGGTCAATGCTTTCTGGAAGACAACAGAGGACAAAAGCCTCTGAGTGGTGTCATTTAGGGTTAATCCACCGTATGTGCACATGAGAAAACGGAACACGTCCTCATAAATAAGGACGTCAACCACGGCATTGAAGCCTAAGCGGCGCAAAGGATAAGACTCAGTCTCATCAGTGTGAATGCGACGCGGTTGCCCGTCCATAAACGTGGTTCCTTCATACTCTGTGCCCTCGACAGCGTGGCGTACCCCATAATCTTGACCCCACCAATAATCGTACCAATACGACAACTTACGACATACTTCACGGCATGTGAGTGACAAAGCACCACACATGTAGAAGAACGCCAGGTGCTCGACAGCACACTTAAAAGTCGACTTGTGTATTTTCTCGACGACACCACTCGAAAATATCTCTTGAACAAAGTACATAAAAACTGTGTACCAGTCGTAAAACGGATTGCTAGGGACATACAATATCCCAGGACGAACAATAACGAAATACTCG